TGGGAGTCTAATTATGTCTAAATCCGCGTATTGATATATGCTTTTAAGGTTTCTAATGACCTTATTAGCTATATCCATACCGGCTTGATAGTTGAGTACGGTTCGCCGTGCACAACCTATCTTATCGGGATCAGGAATCTTAAGACTCCTAAATTCCGGATCTCAAAGATCGGAACTCTCTTCGTGAGTGTTCCATTTATCTAAGAAATCCGAGTATTTATCCCCTATGTCTTGGGCAACTGAGACAAACGGGATGATCCGTGGATTAAACATAATTGTGTCCGCGGTCTCTGAGTCTATGCCAGAGTCTTCATCAAATAATATACTGAAAAGTTTGGTCATATGACCTGCTTTTCTTTCTAATATTTGATCGAAGCCTGAACAGATAGATTGATAAACCGATGTCGATAAGACATTGAGTTTTGTCAATCCACTTTGTTCAGGAAGTTCAAATAAGTCTTGGAGTAGTCTTACTCCTTGGACTTCTTCTAAGCTGCCGTTTAGCATTCGCTGAACAGTAGCAAAGAGGATGGCTTTTCTCTTAAATCTGGACTTACGTCCTTCTTTATGATAAGAGCTCATCATTTGAGCTAGCGTAGACGGGATATCCTCTATGTCTCACCCTTTTCGAGTAACATCGATTAGGTATGGAACCATGAGATGTACTTTAGTTATGCATTCAGCGAATCCAGCAACAGGAAAGGGGGAAACCTCTATTCCTTTGTGGATTCACCGTTTGGCGAATTCGAACGTATGTTCTGATTCGTGTGTTTTAAGAGGTGAAATATCAACTCCTAATTCACTCATAATTTCCTTGTACATCTCGGCAACATTCTTGTCAGTAATGACAATGTCGTCGCCGAGCATCACATAGCAATCTTTTGGGGCAGACAATTTATCTATGATGAATTGCACCACAAAATGATGTGCCACTGTGAACGCAGCTCATGAACTATAAGCCCCCATCGGCTGACCAGCTTTATATAAGGCTGGCTCCGATCAAGGGTTTACGAATTCATGACGACAAAGAATGTTACGCCATGCTTCAGCCTTCTCATCCCCAATCACGTGGGCCAAGATTTTCTCTTGTAACCCGATAGGAAACCTATCAGTGGCTGCGGATAAGTCGAGACTGTAGTATGGCCCAACCTTAGATATCTTTCTGAGGAAGGAAGTTTGGAGGAATGTACAATCTTGGCTAAATGATCGTAAAACTTTAAACAACCAGTCATGGACTGGAAGTAAACAAGTTTGCGATCAATAGTCAAATATTGCAATTACTCTTTGCTTCCCTTCTTTGTCTCTAATCACCGATAGCTTTCGATATTTATCGAAAGTCATCGTCTCTGTTTTCGGATTGAAGATAGGTTGTAAAGCGTTAACGAGTTCGGGTTTATCCCTGAACAAATTAACTGACTCTGCAAGCAAATCTCCACCGAGGGTGATTATGTC